GCACTATCTGCACAATCTCAATTTAAATTCGTTGTCAAAGAAACTGGCGACATACTATAATATGACTGAAAAACAAAAAGACTGTATCCTGGAAATTCAAGATTTACTACTCGCTATTAACGAGGTGGTAAAGAAACATGGGCTAGAGAGCGAGTTTTTATCGTGCCTGGCCATTGGATTTGTGGATATAGACAACTCCTACGTTGATGAAGACGGTGATGAGCGTGCTAACATGAGTCTGTTGTCGTCATTTTCTGTAGCAGACGAGGACGAGCTAGACGATATGTTATCGTACTGCGTAGAAGCATACCGTATGCAGGTGGAAGAAGAGGAAGAAAAGCCTAGTCCATCAAGCATAGATTATTGGATTAACTTATCACGAAGAGACGGGGACATAAACTAAATCCTAGTTTCTTTAGAATTAAATTAAAATGATTAGAAAGATTATCATCGGGCGTGACCCGAAAGATGCTATGGCATACTACGTAGGTATGCGAGCAGGTTCAGGAAAAGTAGTTGCTATTACTGAAGACGAGGCGCATTTACACAGGTACAGCAAAAAACGCTATCTCATTTACATTGAGAATGAAGAAGGCACAATGTTGTGGAAGTCTATTGACGATATGCCCTGTATTCTAGAGTACGATCTAAACTTTGACTGATATGAAGCCTTTACATCAGTTCTTAGTAAAGCTACCCAAGAAGTTTAAAGACGAGATAAAGTTGTCCGATGAGACAACCTTGAAGCTTGTTACGAAGTTTAATGAGTTTGAACATAGGTTCAACTATGGAGAGATTTTAGGCTGCCCTAAAAATTGCCCGTTAGACAACTGTGAAGGGGGTACGCTGTACTTCCACCACCACGTAGTAATGGAAAAAGTATATGACCTTGGAGAAGATACATACCTGGTTAATTATGACTCCATGGGAGGATATGGGAACCACGCTATCGCATACGAAGATAAAGATGGTGATATTACTATGCTTGGCGATTGGTGTTTTGTCTTACCACCCGATAAGCCGGAAGAGGAAACAAGTGATTCTGGCATTATTCTTAGCCTCGCCAAAGAACCTGAACTGGAGGGACAGCTTCTGTGCTTACCCCCAGATTCAGAATGGATTGGAGCGAAGCCTGGTGATATGGTGGGTTACAGAAAGAATTCAGAATACGAGATGGAGCTTGTAGATGGCACTAAGGTCTATCGCATGAGAACAACAGAATTAGTCTATGTCAAAGAAGAAAAGTAAATTTACTACCGTTGAGGCATCTACTAGACTACTAGCCTCTATGGAGATAGCCATCAATAATATGATTGATGAGATAAGAAAGCCTGTGGATGCAGAGCTATCTGGATCACAGCGTAAGGCAGAACTACAGAGTATTAAACAAACAGCTACAGATGCGAAAGAATTACTCATTGAATACCAAAGGCTCGAGCAAATGGTCAGAGAACTCAAAGAGACAGGGGGAATTGAGGAAGAAAAAGACTACTCTGGTGGATTCGCAGAGCGATTCTCAAAGTAGTCAAATTTTCCTCTATTGGGATTTTTAGTAACTTGCCCAATAACTAGTGTGTGAGTGTACGGCAGTAATATCACAGTTGTCCAAAACGCAAGATTGAGCTGCCACACTCGTGCTAGAAGAAGCACAAGATGATAACAAACACACAGCACAGATTGCTAGTAATACTCTCATAAGCTGTAATGTTAATTTAATGTAAATATACATAAATATAATGAAATGGCGGGACTCAAACAAGTTAAAGGGTATGATGAGTACGTTGTCAACATATGTCCCAACGATACAGATGGAGAGGTCATTGAGATCGGTGGGCTTGACATTCAGCTTCCCAAAGCTCCAAAAGACGAATACATACTCAACAATGAAAGGCCTGTACATCTGCAAATGTGGAGAAGACTTCCTGTGCCAGAAGAGCTGCGTAGGATTCGCAGTATGGATGAGTGGTATGAAATGCCTTCCGAATTCAAAAAACGCTTTTCTCCGTATATCGAGCAGGAGTTTAAGCGTAGGCGTGAAGGTGTTTGGTTCTGGAATAATGGTGAGCGTATCTACATTACAGGGCGACACTATATGATGCTCCAGTGGAGCAAGATGGACATTGGCTATGCCGACTACTTAGAATTCCAGCGCAGACTGTTTATTCACTTCGCAGCGTGTGAGTCTGACCCAAGATCTATAGGTCAGATGTACACAAAGTGTAGACGTTCTGGATATACGAATATGTCTGCTGCTATACTAGTAGATGAGGGAACACAAGTAAAAGACAAGCTGTTGGGTATACAGTCTAAGACGGGTAAGGATGCACAGGAAAACATATTTATGAAGAAGGTAGTGCCTATGTTTCAGTCCTACCCATTCTTCTTCAAACCTATTCAGGATGGTACTACCAACCCACGCATGGAGCTTGCATTCCGTGAGCCTAGTAAGCGTATCACAAAAAACAACAAAACATCTAGTAAAGGTGAGGCACTTAATACAATCATTAACTGGAAGAACACCACTAACAACGCATACGATGGTGAGAAGCTCCACATCCTATACTTGGATGAGGCAGGTAAATGGGAAAAGCCTACTGATATACGAGAAGCGTGGCGTATTGAACGTACTTGTCTCATTGTAGGTAGAAAGATAATCGGAAAAGCTCTAGTGGGGTCTACAGTAAACCCCATGGACAAGGGCGGTAATCAGTATAAAGAAATATGGAGGGACTCAGATCCAGAAGATAGAAACGCCAATGGAAGGACGAAGACAGGACTATATAGACTTTTTATTCCTGCATACGAAGCACTTGAAGGGTTCTTTGATGAGTATGGAAACCCTATTGTGGAAGACCCTGAAAAGCCTGTTAAAACGATTGACGGGGACTTCGTAGACATCGGTGCAAAGACGTACCTCAAGAATGAAAGAGAAGCACTGAAGCACGATGCAAGGGAGCTAAACGAATTCATCCGACAGTTTCCATTCAGCGTAGAAGAAGCAATGCGAGACAGTATTGAAGGTTCTACGTTCAACATCGGAAAGATATACGAGCAGATAGAGCATAACCAGGAGCTGTATCCAAATCCAGTGGTACGTGGAAACTTCGCATGGAAGGAAGGAGTTAGCGATAAGGAAGTTGTTTTTAACCCGGATCAAAACGGTAGGTGGCGAGTAGCCTGGATGCCTAAGCCTGAGGACCGTAATAAGTACGTAATTAAGTACAATAAAAAACATCCTGCAAACGATCATATTGGTGTTGGTGGGGTGGATAGTTATGACCTAGACTCTACTACAGATAACCGTGGGTCTAAGGGAGCCTGTCACTTATATAATAAGTTTAGCATGGCAGCACCAGCAAATATGTTTGTCGCTGAATATGCCTCACGCCCTCCATTAGCACGTATCTTCTATGAGGATGTATTAATGGCTGCAGTTTTTTACGGATATCCACTTTTAATAGAGAACAACAAGTATGGCATCGTAAGATATTTTGAGTCAAGGGGTTACGAAGAATATGTGATGAAGCGTCCAGATCACTTAAAGACACCTGGGTCTGTAAACGTAAAGACTCGTGGTATCCCTTCTAACTCTCAAGATGTCATTCAGGCACACGCTCATGCCATTGAAGCGTTTATAGAAGAACACGTAGGGATCAACTCTGAGACAGGTGAGATGGGTAAGATGTACCTTAACAGAACACTAGAAGATTGGATTGGATATAAGATAGATAATCGTACCAAGTTTGACCTTACCATTAGCTCTGGACTAGCGCTACTTGCAGCTCAAAAAGTAAAGACCGAAAAGGCCCAGTCTAACTTTGACGACAAGCGTTTTTTTCGCAGATATACCAAGGAGATAAGACGCTGATTCGCAGTGCTTTAATTTCGTATATTTGCAAGGAAGTATTCTGCGAAACGCTATATGTACGATAATAACAACGACAAAGGGAAGTACGGTAATTTCCCTGATCCATTTGCACACTATTCAAAAAAGACGTCCAAGTCTTACGGATTGAAATATGCCCAGGCTATTGAAAAGCAATGGGGTCATTCTGACGATGAGCGAAGTTTATTCAGACGTAGACTTAAAGATTTTGAAACTAACCGTGACTATGCAAACGGTACGCAAGATACTTCTATCTATAAACAGATTCTTAACTCACTTGATCCAAACAACGGTGACGGTACGCTGTTGAACCTTGACTGGTCTCCAGTACCTATCGTTCCCAAATTTGTAAAGATTGTTGTAAATAACATTCTATCTAGAAAGCCTTATCCAAATGTAAGAGCTATTGACCCGCTATCTCAGTCTGAAAAAGACCGTAAGCGTGCCGAAAAAATGTTTGAGGTCAAGAATAAGCAGTTGATCGAGTCTCTTAACATGCAGGGTGTTGACACAGGAACAGATACACGGAATATACCTGAGACACCAGAAGAGGCTGAGATCTTCATGGATACCAATATTAAGACAGCTGCCGAGGTAGCCGCTCAGGTTGGTACAAACATGACGCTAGAGTGGAATGACTTTGATCAACGTGTTTATCGTAGAGCAGTTACCGATTTGGTAACCTGTGGTATGGGTGTTGTGAAGAGAAACAACGACCCGAACTATGGAATCACAGAAGAGTACATCGACCCAGCATTCTTCTTTCACAGTTACACCGAAGATCCTACATTTAGCGACCTTATATACGCAGGACACGTCAAGAAAATTAGTATTTCAGAGCTTAAACGTATCGCTGGCGATGAGCTTACAGAAGAGCAATATGAAAAAATTGCTCAGAAGGTAAAGAACAAATACCAGAACCGTGCTGATAAGCTATCCTACAAATACTACGATGAAACGCTTGATCGCACTACATACGGATACGATGAGTTTATCGTTGAGGTGATGAGCTTTGAATTCCTTTCTACGGATGACATGATGTTTGAAGAGAAGGAGTCTAGATTTGGAAACTCAAACTTCTACTACAAAGGGTTTGACTACTCTCCACCTAAGGAGTCTGTTTATGACAGAAAGCCTAAGTCCATGAATATTCAGACTGTCTTCGGAGGTAATTACATTGTGGGTACAGACTACATGTACGACTACGGACAGAAAAGAAATATCCCTAAAAATGCCCACGACCTTACAAGAGCTAGACTATCATACTCTGTGATTGCTACGAACTTACGTAGAATGATGCCTAAGTCTTTAGTGGGTTCTGTTATTGGTTTTGCAGATCAACTGCAGCTATCTCACCTCAAACTACAACAAGCTATCGCAAAGGCAAAGCCTGATGGTTTGATTGTAGACATTGAAGGTTTAGAAAACGTACAACTAGGAAAAGGAGGGGACCTACAGCCTCTAGATATACAAGACATCTATGAACAAACAGGTGTATTCTACTATCGTTCAAAGAATCCGGAAGGTGGATTCCAGAACCCTCCAGTACGTTCTCTGGACAATAGCATTAGGAATATCAACGAGCTTATTGGTATTTACAACCATAATCTCCGTCTTATCCGTGATACTACGGGTATTAATGAAGTAATGGACGGAACATCTCCGAAAGGGGAACAACTCGTTGGTGTACGTCAGCAGGCTCTTTCCGCTGGTAACAATGCTATTTACGATATAACAAACGCAGCAATCTACCTTTACTCTAGAATCTGTGAGGATATTGTAAAGTGTTTGCAGATCCTGCCAAAGGGGTCAGTATTATTTAAAGCTTATGAGCGTGCTATCGGCAAGTCTAACATGGAGGTGTTGTCGTCATTTGGTGACCTACCCATGTACAACTTCGGTGTCAAGGTTCAGACTGAAATGGATGAGACTGAAAAAGCTTACCTAGAGCAAAACATTCAGGTAGCCTTAGCGCAAAAAGAACTAGACTTAGAAGATGCTATTGCCATCCGACAGCTTAAAGATGTAGATCA